GTCGTGCCAGCCTTGACTGGAAGACGCGACTCGTGTTCCATAATGCGTGTGAGAGCCGCATTCACATTCCTGTTATTGAGTTTCACACCGGCAGCCTGTGCAGCGTTGCGAACCTCAGCCATAAGGGCGTTCGCCTTGCTTTTATTGTTGATAGTCGCCATAAGCTGCTGGTTCATAGACTTGGCGAGAGCCGCGTTGAGCCGAGAACGGTTCGTGACGGTCGTGCCAGCCTTTACTGGAAGACGCGACTCGTGATTCACGATGCGAGTGAGAGCCGCGTTCACATTCTTGTTCGTGAGTTTCACACCCGCAGCTGCGGCCGCATTTCGCACCTCTTTCTCGAGGGCAGCAGATTTGTTGCGATTGTTGATATTAGACTGGAGTTTCTGGTTGGTCGTCTTGGCTAGGACGGCGTTCAGGGCGGTTCTGTTGGCGAACATGGTTGTGAGCGCCTCGCCTGTATTAGGCACGGCATTCACTGCCGCCGCCGCTGCAGCGGGTCTGGCGGCGGCGGGAACGTTCGCCAGAAGCTTCAGTAGGCGCTTCACATTGGCGTTATTGCTCTTATTCATAAGAGCCGTGAAGTTCAGTGTTGGGTTATACGCCAGAACCGCCTGAACGCGGTTGCTATTGCCTTTATAGTAACCAGTCTGGTTCTTGGCTATTTTAGTAATGTAATTGATGTTTGTGCGGGAAGCGTTATTGTCCTGATTTTTACCCTTCGTAACACCGAAAACCTCGCCGGCCAAGCCTACAGGTGCTGGTATCGGTGCGTCAACTGGAACTGGCTTCGCCAGGTTATTAATCTTGCGAGTTGCGTTGTTCACAGCCGCCGCCGCCGCTCCCTCTGGTGCACCGGTCGCCGTCGCCGCCGCGGCAGTCTCGAGGCCGCGCCGAGACGCGGCGACTACATTGGCGATGCCATTGGCGATACGATTTCTTATGACGCGTTTGTTATTGGCGTTCACATTTGCCTGATTCAGCAAGTTGGTGATGGCCTGATTTGTGCGGCCGTTTGGCTTGAGAGAATTCACAGCCTTGATATAATTGCGAAGTGCATTTTTGAGAACCTTCGTATTGGCGTTCGTGAGAGTAGTCTGAGCCGACTGGCTAAACCACGTCCATGGTTTAAACCACACCATCTTTTGTTACTCTAGGGTCCGAAAAAAATTGGTGTCCTGTGAGAGCCACATAAAGGGCTGAGCACCTGGTATAGTAGAACAAAGCAAATGGCTCTCCAGATGTTCAACACTTTCGATGCCTCCAACGTCACCTTCTCCGATGTGCGCAAGAACGCCAAGGGTGGCAAGGCGGTCTACCTGAACGCAGTCGGTGGTGGTAAGCTGATCTTCCAGCTTCCTCAGCTCCGTGCGCCTTTTGGCCTGAGTGAGTTCAAGGACGAGGCATCCGGTCGTGTGAGCTACAGTCTGCCCCTGAGCCTGGACAAGCCTGAGGTCCTGGAGAAGTTCGCCAAGCTCGATGCCCGTGTGCTCGACTTCATCACAGAGCACTCCGATGAGCTGCTGGGTAAGAAGATGTCCCGTGAGGTCATCAGCGAGGGCATGTACAAGAGCCCCATCAAGCAGAGCTCCAAGGAGGGCTACGCACCGACTCTGAACCTCAAGGTTATCACCGACCTCAAGACTGGCGCACCGGCCACCGAGGCGTACAACGCTCAGCGTCAGTCTGTGCCTCTGAGCGACCTGGAGAAGGGCCAGTCCCTTAGTGCGATCGTGGAGCTCAACCAGATCTGGCGCACTCCGGCTGGTGTCGGCATCTCCGTGCGCGTCCACCAGGTCATGTTCGCGCCGACCAACAAGCTCAAGCCGTGTGCTTTTCTCGCCCCAGCTGACGAGCCCGTGTCCGACAAGGCTTCCGACGGAGAGATTGAGTACGAGACCGACCCCGATGCGGAGTAACGAGACCGAGTGTGCAGCACTCGTGATCCCCGGCGCCCCCAAGATCCCAGACTTTGAATTATAATGCGTGTAATAGATATAATGAGCTGGATAAACTCCAGACAATTTACAATTTCGAACCGTAACGGTCGTCACTATGTGTTTCGTCGAAACAACGCCGGTAACACAGAGATTAACATCCCCGCCAACATCGTCAGCAAGGGTCAGGCCATCGCGTGGCTCAAAGCCCACCCAAACAAGGTGGCGAACCCAACGCGCTTCAAGCCGAAGCGAGGTGCGGCCAAGGCGAATGGTCTTAAACCATTTGAACGAATGATAAATGGAAAGAAGATGATTGCCTTTGTAAATAAAGAAGGCAAACAGTACTTCCGCCCAGCACCTTCTCCTGGTAAAAAGTTCCTCTTTCTGAATAAAGCAAAGGCGCCCAAGATTCCGAGATTAGAGAAAGAGTCGTATTTTCCCTCCCCGAGCAAGAACAATTGGGCCATGACATGTGATGAGCTCAAATCCTCACTCGATTCTTTGACGCCGCTCGGCAAGGGTCGTCAGGGTATAGTGTTTGCGGCCAAGCATCTCAGTGGCAATAAACGGCCTTTCGCCGTAAAAGTCGCGCCCCGAGACCTCGCAGCCAAGAAACGTGGTGAGCCCCAACCCGTCGACATAGAATTCAACATTCAGAACGCCGTTCAGGTTTTGTCGCCCAATGTCGTGCGCGTCTACAAGAACATGCGCTGCCTCGACTTTATCGAGCCCACCCGCATGGATATGCCTAACGTTCAGAACACGACTCGTTATGACAAGTCGCAGCAGGGCATCCTCCTCATGGAATTCGCCACAGGTGGTTCACTCGATTCTTGGATGAAAAAACGGCCAAAGGTTGATGATGAGATTATGGCTCACATCATCTCAGACATCCTCACGGCCCTCTTTAACATCCAAAAGGTGTATCCAGATTTCAGACACAACGACCTTCACATGCAGAACGTATTCGTTGCGGATCGTGGATTCCTCATAGGCGACTTTGGGTGGGCCCGTCTGAAAAAGTCGGGTACCAACCCGGCCGTGAACACGGCCAACGGGACCAAGACGGCGTCATTCTGGGGTGTCGGTCCCAAGACTGACGAGCGCTACGATCAACACCTATTTCTGAACGAATTGCTCACATGGGCCACTACTCACTCCCCGGCCACCCACCCCAAAGCCATAGAGTTCTTGAAGATGGCCGTGCCACAGGGATATCGGGGCGCCAAGGACACGCACGTCTCTGAGTGGCGCCTCAAGTACGAAGACCCATGTACCGGACTCCCGTCTCTGGCGCAGATTTTGAGCAACCCATTCCTCACCGGAAAGAAGCGCGTGACGGCCCTTAATCTCAAGGCGGCCAAGGCGAAGCTCAAGGTTGCCAAGATTAAGCGTATTTTGTCTGTGAATCTGATAAAGGCCAAGGCGAAGCTCAAGGCACCCAAGGAGCTAAAGATGGTCACGTCCGCACAATTACGCAAGGCCAAGGCGGCACTCAAGCCGGTAGCTCGGCCCAAGCCCAAGCGTCGCATAACGGGATATAACCTACGCGCGGTCAAGGCTAAGCTGCGCAAGGTGAAGGCACAGAGCCCCGTAAAGGCGCCAAGCCCACCCAAGAAGAAGGTGAAGCTGCCCCCTGGACTTCTCAAAACCGCTAAATTCAACAAATTGGTAGAAAAAATATGGAAGAATGCGGGAGCCGTATCGAACGCCGGTTACCAAAACGCCTGGAGTAATGCTAGAATTAAGGCGATCAGGATTATAGAGAATCGTCTGCGGGTCAACAGACCGGCGTTCACGCCCAGCCCTCTCCCACCTCCTCTGAGCCCTCTGGGCCCTCCTCCGAAGCCCAAGGCCAAACCAAAGGCCCCCAGCCCACCCAAGCCGAAAGCGCGGCCAAATTTCAGACTCAGCCCAAGTTCAGGAAGGGCGAAGATCCAGTCGAAGAATAGTAGTCGGTGGGTCTATGCCAATTTATACTATTCCATGGATGAATTGAAAAGTCTGGCGGCGCGATTGAACGTGAGCGTCAAGGGTCTCCGTTCAAAGGCGAATATCGCCAAGAAACTTTTCGCTTAGTAATATAAATGATGAGCAACCGTGAGCTTGGTCAGAAGGTTTTCTGGGGCATCCTTATTTTGGGTATAATTATCATACTCTGGAAGGGTGTGTCGGTGTATACTCAGCAGCCGGCCGACAAGGGTAATGTGATCGTGTACGGTTCCAAGACGTGCCCATGGTGCGTCAAGCAGGAGGCGTACCTGACGAACAAGGGTATTCCTTATGAATTTGTAGATTGTAAAAGTCAGCAGTGCCCTGAATTTGTTCAGGGATTCCCTACGCTAATGGTTGACAACGTTGTCAAGTCTGGCTATAGCGAGATCTAGGTAAGCCTTGAGATCTTCGGCCTCGTCGTACCCAGCCGTACGCTGGTCACACGACGCCATATGAGATACGACGAAGCTACCATCCACGTAATTCTTGCGACCAATCCATCTCGGAATCATCCATGAAAGCATTGGTTCGTCTCCCGTCGAGCTATCTATATATGTGAACTTGTCTATATCAGCACCCAATATTGCAATAAAATTAATCTTAACACAAAGATCGCTACGCGGTGGGACTACAAACTTGCCATATGTGCTCAATTTTGAAATAAATTCATCAATATTTTTTACAAAGTATTTATGAAGTTTACTGCACAAGTCCTTCGTTACGTCAATGTCGTCGATCTCATCACGAGTAATATTCGGCCAGACTCCACACTGTCTTTGAATAGAAACTGGTATCCTATTATTCACAATAGATGGGAAGGCTATGAAATTTTGAGGATTATCCCGGCGCTTATCGATAAACGACTGAAATTTGTCAATGTCTATGAATACTATATCATCGTCACATTTAATGAGAACAGTCATCGGATCAAGATTCTGCTTTGGATAATAACTATAATACTCGGTCCAGTTCCAACCCGCTGTACCATATTTGTCCTGAACTTCAAAAATCTTGAACCGTTGGCAATTCTCTCGAATCCAGACGGCGTCCTCTGGGTCCCGCGTATAATCCCACATGTGAAACTCATCGACAAGGCCCTTGTCGATGAGTTTGTCCACGTACTTGACCAGAATCTCCAGATATCTACGCCGACCTGCAAAGCAGGTCATGATCACCTGGGGCGCCATCTATTTTTGATTCTTAATTATTTACAGGCGGAACAGCGCAATGCCCAGAGCCAGCAGGAAGGTCTGGAGCAGCGAGTCGACTGGCTTGAGGATAGTGATATGCTTGACCAGAGTGCGGTTCCACAGGAACTGCATGAAAAAGGTCATGATAATAACGAACAGCACGAACACAATTATGTTATAAATTGCCTGCTTCTGGTTACGGGACTGGAGAATATTAAGCATCTTTTTATTAGAGGTTGAGAAAAAAACCAAGTCTAATAACAAGATGGTGACGGTGGCGAAAAAACGGACCCCCGTCAAAAAGGCGTCACCCATAAAGAGGGTGACCCGGGTCACGCGCGTCACGAACAAGACGCGAACTCGGGCACTCCCCCTGTCGGGCTCCGAGCGGACGTATTCATGGGATCCTTGGGGACGGGCTGGGGTCAACCATGACAACTGCTACGACTATGCGTTTGGAAGCTACTCTGCCAAGCGGACGTCCAAGAGCGTCCCTGGGAACCGTAGTGGAATAGGATCCAATGGGTTGACGTTCACAACCTGTAACGGAATAGTGAAGCGCGTTCTGAGCGACAACCCTGGGAGCGTGTACCAAATGAGCCCATCGGCCAAACCCAAGCCCGGATACTACAAGGTTATGTGCTTCGTGGCGCCATCAAATGACTTTGGAAATTCAACTGGAGATTTCCATTGGTACGTTCAGAATCAGGCGGTCCGGTACAAGATCCGTCTTGGCGACACTGTGGCTAAACTTGCGCGTTTTTTTCGGGTAAAACCGGCCATCATCATCGAGGCGACCCGAAAGTACAAGAACCCCGTGTCAAATACTGATGGCAAAATAGCAACTAATAATTCTAATATCAAAATGCTCAACGCAATAAACAGAACCACCGCTCCTCGTCTGATTGTTGGTAAGATCATAGAGTTCCCAGTGAATCTGTGGTCTCACAAGCAGGGCTGGGCTTCAGGACCTCTGATGATTGACGCCTCAGGTAAGACGATCGTTGATCCCAGACGCTCTAATCGCTCATGGAAACCTGGATTTCACTACACAAAGTTCTGCTCTGCATATGGTGTCCGCCGGGGCGTGGCACAGACGGGCAATAACAAGACGCGTTAATTTGGGATCGGAAGCCCAAGTTCCCTGAGGACATCTTCGAGGATTTCTGAAGGTTCAATATCAAAATGAATATCTGTATAAAATCTACCAGTGTTTCCGCCTGGTACAAGTGAACGGAAATCAAGACCAAACCCCTCCACGATCGACATGACGTTTTGAGTTTCAAAATTAGTTACCCGGCGGTCTGGTGTTTCAGACATGACCTTTTCGATTATGAGTCGGCACCTGTAGGTCGGCACATCAAAGGGCACACGGCACATCGGGCACGTGGGGTCTGGACCAGTACAACTCGCCTTCCAGCGGTCGAGACAACGTGTGTGAAACTCGTGTCCGCAGCCAAGTGTCCGTGTGGCGCTCTGACCCCCCATACACGCCAGACACACGGAACAGGCGGTCCCTCTATGTTGCCAGCAGCGCTCTTGACCAAGGCGTAGCTTCTGGCGACATGGGGTTCCTAATAGGGTTGTCGCCCCACATTCCATTAATTTAGTATCAGTATTACTTTTCACCTGGCTCGTCGCGCTCTTTGAACCTCGGCCTCAAGAGACTTGATGGCGTCCCGGTACTTCTCCCTCATGTTCTCCTCCACGTGTTTTCTGAACACGACCACAGGGTCGTCATCCTGCTCCATACGGCACTGAGGGCACTCGATGCTGGTCTCAAACCACGTCATGATGCACTTGCTGTGAAACACGTGTTTACATTTGAGCTTCTTGTCATTTCGCTTGGTCAACTCAAGACAGACGGCACATGTTTGTGAAAGATGTGCAAGGCACTTTCCGTCCTGAGCCGCCTTCTTTTTGCACTTGGCCCCCGACAGTGTAACCGACGAACAATTCATGATCTGATAGGATCCTACAAATTTCCTCGTGAATTTCCTCCACACTCCTGTTGGCGTTGACGATGTGCACTCTGCATGGTATATTCATGATTGCCTTCTGGTACTCCACCCCAAGTTCACTGAGGTACTCGCGGGTCACGCCCGTGTCTCCCGCCTGGTGGCGCTTCTGGATGTGTTCCCACGCCAAGTCCAGATCCTTTGACAAAAAGATGTACAAGTCTGGATACCATGCGTACTGCTCATAGAACCGAGCATACGTCTCATCCTCCTTCTTGGTGACCATACCCTTCTTAACCATGACGGGCCAGAAGACCCATCTGGAGCTGAAAGGAGACCGCTCATAGATTACCATCGCCTGATCAGAGGGTTTGTTCACGGGCCTGAGCGTCTGAAGAATTACCATGTGAAAATAGAATGCCCAACGTTTGGGATCCTTGTAAAATTCTTCGAGAGGCCATTGATCTATAGGCTCTCGGCGAACTTTCCACCCCTTTTTCTCAAGGAGGCCGAGCTGGGTCGTTTTACCAGATCCGATGTTGCCATCGATCACGACCCGGGGCATTAATTAATTTACGTTTTAATTCTTTAGTACTATTCATCGGCAACAAGAATCTTGGGACAACCGTTACGGCATGCAGCGTTCTTCAGGGGCAGGGACAGCGCCTCGGGGCCCTTGGCCTGCAGGAACGCCCGCCACTTGTAGTTGTCCTGGAAAGCGATACCCTCCTTGGACATCAGCATATCCTGCATGATGCGGTTGGAATCAAACGAAGTGATGCAGCGACCATCAGCCATACCAATGCGCTCAGACATTTACTTTAGTTGCACATTTTATTTGGTCAAGACCCGGACCCACTCCTCGAACGTGGCGCCCATGACCGTCCCGAACAGTTCTGGGGTCACGACCGGCTTGACGAAAATTCCCGAGTCGAAATTTTCATTCAAAATTTTGTAGGCTTGGGCAATCTCGTCAAGGGTCTGTGCACCTGTCACGATAATCCTGCCCGTGCTGAAGATACTGGCCGTCACCTGCTTCATGCCCTCACCCGGAACAAACTTGACCTTGACAGCACTGTACCGGTCTGGGTCAAAGGTCACCTTGAACCCTGGAACCTTGGCGAACTTGGTGATAATCTTGTTCAAATTTACAGATGAATTGAGGGAGAAGTTCGTGTTGATCATCTTGACGTCAGCGTCAGCAACTGGAGGGGGCGTCTCCAGCTCCAGAACCGATGCCAAAATAAAGGACAGCTGTTTGAGGATACGACGACAGTCGAACAGGTCCGAGCAACCCGCCACCTGGATCGCGCCGTTCCCGAAGATCTTGATGCTTTTGCGCGAGTAAGCATCCTCGTAGCCGATGGTCACCTGGTTGTAAAACGCCGTGTCCTTCATCTTCCACTCAAAGCCGCGGAACTTGGAACCCTTGCGCCGGACCGTCACTGACCCGAGCTCCTTGAATTTCTCTTTAAATTTCTTGAGGTCAATTTCCTGAAGAAATTTAGAAATCATCGTGATCGTCGTGATCCGCACCCACGACGGGTCGGGCCGCGACGGGTCAGCCACGAGCCCCTTGCGAATCTCAGCGAGTTTCTGAATGTATGGGAACGAGTCCATGTTTCATGTTGCTTTTAAGGCTCTTTTCAAAACCCTGGCCATCACTGGACACGTTTTTTTGCCGCCTTCTTGACGATCGTCGCAAATGGTTTTTTGAGAATATAAGACTTAATAACCTTGCGGTAATATTTCTTGAGCTTCTCATCGTTGGGGTGGATATTGTTCGTCCGCGTCACGTTGTGGGCCATGAGGGAAATCAGCTTCTGTTTCTTGACCGCGGCAATTACACGGTTCAATTCCACTAGACGAATGGGTGACTTCTTGGGGCGACGAGTACGACGCGTGGCCGCCTTGCGCCGCTGGGTCTCTGGCGTCTGCGCCAACGTGTTCAGACCCTCTAGGATCTTGACTGTCTGGGCCACACCACCGAGGTTCTGAACCGCCTTGATGGCTGCGGGGCTCACGCCCTTCACGTTGATCGCGAGGCGCACATTGCCGCCCATCTCGTTCAGAGCCTCTGCCGCCTTGGCCACCTCTGGGGCGCCGCCAGGGACGAGCGCCACGGTCTGAACTGCATTACCAGCGCCACCGACGTTATTGATAGCTCTCTGCTGCGTGGAAGGCAGAGGGGGTGGTGGGGCTGCGCCGCCGTTCCCGCCTCCTGCGCCTCCCCCAGGGCCGTAGCCACCTCCTGCGCCACCGCCTGGGCCGTACCCACCTCCCGAGCCACCGCCTGGGCCGTACCCACCTCCCGAGCCACCGCCTGGGCCGTACCCGCCGCCCGAGCCACCGCCTGGGCCGTACCCGCCGCCCGAGCCACCATTGTTCCGTGGACGGGGAGGCTCGGCGCGAGTAATGGCTCTCCGAAGCGCGTTCGTGTTCGCAGTGTTTCGCCGTCTCTGATTATAATTTGAATCAGACTCTCCGGGGTAACGGGAAGGCGCCGTCGCACGACGCAGACGCCGTTCGTAATTATTGGAGCCCTCACCCGGACGGCGCTCCTCGGTTCTCCGTTTCTGGAGGCGCCGACGCTGGATATCAAGGGCGTTGCGAATGTTGCGATTGTTAACTCCCCGCAAATTACGATTAAAATTAGAAAATCTATTGAGGTTCGTAATCTCGCGAATCATGGCGATAATCGCAGCCACAATCTCGCGCCGTCCACTGAAGTTGGTCGGGAGCTGCTTCAAGAGATCCACAAGGCGCGCCAAACGCTCACTGCTGTAACGAATTTTGTTCAGAGTTTCCTTTATTAACTTGGAAATGGCCGAGTTGGCGTTGGCAGTGTTTCCGGGATTCTCGCGACGCCACTTGAGAAGAGCACTCAAATTCAACTTGGAAAAGTTGGGGCGGCCAGTGGGTCCGACAACGGGACCGACGGCTGGACCTTCGGGGCCAAATGGCTTACCCTTGTTTTTGAAATAGCCAGTTCTTATGGGTTTTCCGGTTGCGTTATATTCCGTTGTGAAAATGTAGCCTGGAATTGTAATATTAAATGTTGGATTTCCGTTTGCATTCCTTTTCTTCGACTCGACGAAGTTAGGGTCTCCCGCCAAGTTATATCCCCCCGCCATCTTACCAGTAGTCTTGAAAAGATTCATAATTAATCTGAAAATAAGATTGGCTGTATTTTTGTTACTAGATTTTGGAGCCTTAGTCACTTCCGCCTTGATCTCCTCGGCCTTGGCAGGTGGTGCGTTCTTGGCCAGGGCCTCGGTAATTATTTTCAAAATTGAATTTGAATTGGGCGCACCAGCAATCTTCACAGCCTCCTCGGCAGTTGGTTTGGTCAACACTTTTGCTGGGGTCATTGAATTTTGAATTAATTTCAAAATTAGTTTGGCTACATTTCCTTTACGATTGTTTCCAAGTGACGTGGCAATTTCCCGCGCCACTGCAGGTTTCAGGACATTCTTCAAATTCTTTCCAGAATTAAGTGACTTACGAATAAGAGATATGACGGCGTCCGCGATGGTATCGGGCGTCGCACCGGGCACATTTTTTACTGAAACTCCACTCTGAATGAGACGTACAATTTCATCGACAAGTGCCGTACTCATCCCTATTAGGGCCCTAGACAAAAAAATAGTGTCCTGACCAGCCTAAGGCTTGGCCAGGGGCGGCGTAATCATGCTAAAAATGGCTCAGCTCAAGACTCGCCTCATCTCCCCCTACCAACACGACGGCCTCAAGTGGCTCGTGGCCCGTGAGCTCGACCAGACGCACCCTGGGGGGTTCCTCTGTGACGAGATGGGTCTGGGCAAGACGGTGCAGCTCATTGCGACTATGCTCGTGAACCCCAAGCCGCACACGCTTGTCGTGGTACCCAAGTCTATCGTGGGGCAGTGGTGTGCCGAGGTGGCCCGGTTCGCGCCGAGTTTGACCACCTACGCATTTGACGGTGCCAAGCGCAGTTTGCCTGAGAAGCTTCCCTCAATCGTGGTGGCGCCGTACTCTGTCCTGCCCCACCGCCCGGGTGCGCCCATCTGTGAGCTCCTGCGCGTCAAGTGGGACCGCGTGATCCTTGACGAGGGGCACGAAATCCGCAACCGCAAGAGCAAGGGTCACATCGCGTGTCGGGCTCTCGAGGCGCCTATCCGCTGGATCGTGACCGGAACGCCCGTCTTCAACTCCATGAAGGACTTTGTGGCGCTGTGCGCCTTTGTGGGGCTTCCACGCGAGGTGGTTCAGGGATACACGGATAAGATTCGCGAAAAGTTCGTACTGCGTCGTACGAAGACTGACGTGGCCCTGCACAACAAGCGCCTGGAGCTCCCGCCTCTGGACTTCCAGAACCTCGAACTGGAGATGTACCCAGAGGAGCGCGACCTGTACAGTGACGTGTTCAGCAAGGGCCAGACCATCGTGCGCAGCGTGTTTGCAGCGGGTACGCAGAACATGCACCAGATGGAGCTGCTCGAGTGCCTCCTGCGCACACGACAGGTGATGACGTGGCCGCAGCTCTACCTGGACGGCATCGCCCTCAAGGAGGAGAGCGACCCCGAGCCGTGGCTCGGGCGGTCGCGCAAGATGGAGACGCTCATGGGGTGCATCAAGGCCCACCCCACTGAAAAGACCCTAATTTTTACCCAGTTCATGGGTGAGATGGACCGGATCCAAGAGCTGCTGGGAGAGGCGGTGATCCCCACCTTCCGCATCGACGGCTCGGTATCCAAGGATCAGCGCGATGCGCGAATCCAGGACTTCAAGAAGGGCCCCAAGAACTCGGTCTTCATCATCCAGATCAAGGCGGGTGGTGTGGGCCTGAACCTTCAGGAGGCGACGCGCGTCTACATCACCTGCCCGGCGTGGAATCCCGCGACGGAGCTTCAGGCGATCGGCCGGGCGCACCGCACAGGTCAGACGCAGAAGGTGGTGGTGCGTCGCCTAATCTACATGGGTGAGGACGGTGTCACGCCGCTGCCGAGCGTCGAGCAGAGCATCATGCAGTTGCAGGAGGGGAAGGCCAAGGTGTGCGCTGAGGTGCTCAAGGACCCGCGGCTCGAGACGCAGGTGCCCAACGTGACGCGGACCAAGATCACTATTCACGCGCTCCGCAAGATTTTCGCAGTTTAATATAAATGCCACTTGAATTCAAAGGCTCCGGTCTTCATGGCGCGGCCGCTTATCGTCTCGAAAACGCGCGCGGAGATAGGGTCCTCACAGCAAATAACATAGGCAGTCACCCCGTGTATAAGGCCCGTGGAAACATGTCAAACACGACTAACGAAAATCATGTAAAAGCGCTCAGTAATTATATAGTACGCAGGTTGCGGAACCACTCTTCCCCCAACACTAAACTCAAGCTTCGGAGGATGATGAACGCTGTATTCAATGCGCGTTCCGCCGTTCAGGGAACGTACGAACAGCAGTACTTGCGTAATCTGAATATGATTAAACAACGGCTAGAGCCGATGAGGAACCTGAGAAAATTTCTTGAAAACGAGGGTCAGCCCGTAGAAAATCTAACACAGAGAATAAACGCCGAGACGGCAGCGTTCACAGCCGCAACCAACAAGTGGGTTCGTCACCAAGATCAGATCAAGTATTGGCGCTGGGTGAAAAACGCCGTCGTCCCAGAGGTTCTTCGTAAACTTTAAATAAAATGTTGACATCATTTATAAATGACGATCGGCTCCCGTGCTCAGGTTTACCACGGCAACGCCACTGAGACCGCAGGCGGCCTCAAGAAGAAGGATCTGAAGATGGTCAAGAAGACTGGCGAGATTGTCAGCAAGGCCAAGTCCAAGGATGAGAAGAAGAACCCATGGATAGTTGCAGTCGCAAAGGCCAAGAAAGAGCTGAAGATCAAGGGCTTTGCGCTGGTCCAGGGCCCTCTTCTGACGAAGGCCCGTGAAATTTATTCCAAGTAAATTATAGTTCAAGATGAGCACCAAGATCAAAATGATCCTCATGGCGTGTTACCTGCTTTCAGCAGGGGCGCTCATCACGGCCAACGGTGCCATAGCCAAGGAGTGCTATGACAACAACCAGACATTCGCGGAAAGCTCTGAACTTCGCAAGACCAATAACAAGTTTCTACTGTCTATGGTTATCATGGGGCCAATATGTATAGTGTGTGCCCTCTTGGGTATAGTTATAGCAATTAAAGCTCCTTGATTAATTTTGTTTCGAAATATAAATGAACGACGGCCTCAGGGGGCTTCGCGTCACAGCCAGTATGGCTCTTATGAACAAGATTCTCAAGAGTCCAAAAACGCGCAAATCCCCTTCGCCAAAACGGGCGAGTCAACGGGCGCCTTCGGCGCGTCGGGGATCTGCTGCTCGGTCCCGTAAAATCGGATCTGCGAAGCGCGGATAGTAAGTCCCCATAAATTATTGAAAAAGTAATTTGATTCAATATCAATTATGCAACTCAGTTCTTGCCCACGGAAGAGACCCTCTCTGACCTCGGGTATGACCTGTTTTGAATTTTCATCGAAAATATAGGTTGCATCATCAATCTTGATACGAAGGGACCCGTTGGAATAGTTGGACTTGAACGGTTCCTGAGGGCATAGGCGTCTCTCAAGCTCAGCCCACCACTCCACGAATTCATGGTTTTTTATCTCTACATTGAAACTTTTGTACTGTGAAACACCCCACGTGCACACCCCTCGGGGAATCTGAAAACGGAGGGGCTTACCTTCGTATAGATACTTGCTCTTGTCCTTCATACCTGGTACTACATCTATAACGTCTTTGGCCACGTCCGACCACAGTACCATTATAAAATAAAATGTTTGGTTTTTTTAAGTACTAAATGGGACACACTATTAAGGGGCAAACGCCCTATAAGTACCGTCCAAGCACGGCCCGACGTGCGCCGGGTCTGTCGCCGATCAATGAGAGATCGAAAGCCCAGAAGCGCTGGAACACGCTGCGTCAATCTGTGAAGCTCTCTTCACAGTCTATGCGCAACTTACGGGCACAGGCGGCGGCCAACCGCGCTCGGGATGACCAGCTGCTTGCGCTCGTCGAGAAACTCAACAAGGCGCACGAAAAGGTGGAGAAACACCACGAGTCCCAGATGAAGCGCCTGTACGAACAGGCCAAGGCCCTCAGCGCCCTTCGCGACCCGAATTACATGAATGCCACCAAGACCGCGCGAAATGTTCGCAAGAAGGCCTTGATGCAGCTCCACGGCATGAGAAATAAGGTGGTCAGTGAGCTCGTCCGCAACTCGAATAGTTCACAGATTCGTCGCAATCTGTTCGCACAGGGTATGCAGCGAGGCCGTCACGGCACATCCCAAAACAATTGGCAAAACTGGCCAAACAAGTTATGGCACCTGACCGAGCGGAAAAACCAGCTGAACCAGTTTTTCAATAAATTACGTGCTTGAAGAAAAGTTAATAACTCGGGCCAGTCCCGAACCCCTGAGAAGGACCCGCATTTCAGTGGTCCAGTGATCTTTGGATACATATGAAGAGAAAATACCAGTAGGTGAAATCACCTCGACCATATGTTCGTCTTCGGTATCATTAAAGACCCATAGACCCGCCGTGTGATAGTTCAGTTCTATAGGGCGTCTGATGATATGGTAGCCAGGTATATAAAAATTATGAAGTGATTTTGTTTCTAAATTATAAATGAATCCGTCATGGGACTTGAGGAGGTACCAAAGTCTCCATGCTTTTACTTCTTCAATTTTCTTCGGAGGAATTTTGAAACATAATTGAACATCGATCGACGGCTCGGACCATTCAATTATTTTTCGAATCAATTCTGTTGGCAAATTGCGCCAAATTTTAGAATCCATATTTTACTATCGCTTACAGTTTTTATAAGGAGCACAACTTGCCCTCATTGTGAACCCCTTTATAGGTCCTAGTAGGCACATAAGTTTTTTGAATTTACGAGGTAAATTGAAAATCTTTTTGTTCGACTTTCTCACGCACTTTTTGTTTTTGGGCCCTGAGCGGCAACAATTTTTCATCCTGAATTTAGTTTGGAAATTATTTAGGAACCCCTGCGTTCGCAACCGCGGCCACCTGCTTGGCGGCGGCAGCAGCTGCAGCAGCGGCAGCGTTATTACCAGCGTTCGCAACCGCGGCCACCTGCTTGGCGGCGTTATTCACCGCTGGTAGACCTCCAGTCACCGCAACCATTGCGTTTTTTTTCCCCTCTTCGAAAATTGAACTAGCAAGATTTAGATTAAACAGAATAAGAAACACACATGCCACAATGAATAAAAGCGTCTGAAAAAATTTATCAAATGTGGTGCTCTTTTTATTTTTGTATATTTCCGACCACTTCCAGATGAGCATACCCCATAACACTATAAAACATAATATAAAACCTACAATTTCAAATTTACTAACCGCCATTATATTTGTATAATTATATTTTTTTACCCTGAACACATCTCACAGCTCTCAGGGTTGGCCAGGGAACACGCCTCTTTCGTAAGGGCCACTGGAACCGTCACCTGTTGAGCACGGGTCTTGGCGCGGGTCCGCAGATAGTACATACCAGTCTTGAGCCCCTTCTTCCAGCCGTACATGTGCATCGAGCTCAGCTTGGCCATAGTCGGGTTCTCCACGAAGATGTTGAGCGACTGGGACTGGTCGATGTACGCACCTCGGTCGGCCGCCATATCGATGATCGACTTTTGTGGGATCTCCCAGATGGTCCGGTAAACCTCCTTGAGTTTGTCTGGAATGTCCAGGTTATTCACAGACCCACCGTTACGCACAATTTCAGTCTTGATTTCTGGCGTCCACTTTCCGAGTGCCATCAATTCACGGACCAGGTGCTTGTTGATCATCACAAACTCACCTGCCAGGGTTCGACGCAGGTAGATGTTCGTGGTATACGGCTCGAATGCCTCATTGTTCCCCATAATCTGGGCGGTGGAGGCCGTGGGCATGGGGGCGACCAGCAGCGAGTTTCGGAGCCCATGGGTCTTGATATTTTCTCGAATTTCATTCCAAAATTCATTGGTCTCATTCCCCCACATGTCTTGCTGAAGAATACCCAGGGAAGCTGGTGACCCCTGAAACGTCTCGTATGGTCCCTCCTCTTTTGCCAGTTCACATGATTCGGTCAGAGCCGCGTGGTAAATGGCCTCGAAGATTCCAACATTGAGCTTACGCGCCTTGGGCTCGTCGAACGACAGACCGAGCATCTGAAACACGTCAGCCATCCCCTGAACCCCGATCCCGATGGGACGGTGACGCATGTTCGACTTGCGAGCCGCCTCTGTCGGGTAATAGTTCTTGTCGATTACCCGGTTTAGGTTCCGCGTGATGACGCGCGTCACGGCGTGAAGCTGCTCAAAGTCAAACTGCTGATTCTTCACGAGCGACGGAAGGCAAATGGACGCCAGATTGCACACGGCCGTCTCGTCGGGGCTCGACACCTCCATGATTTCTGTACACAAATTGGAAGACTTGATGGTTCCAATGTTCTTCTGGTTCGACTTGGCGTTAACGGCGTCCTTGTAGCACATGTATGGCGTCCCAGTCTCGACCTGGCTCTTCAGAATCGCGTCCCACACCTGCCGAGCCTTGACTTGCTTCTTGAACCGGCCCTGAGCCACATACATCCGGTACAACTCGTTGAACTCTTCGCCGTACACGTCAGGGAGTCCGGGGCACTCGTGAGGGCACATCAGGTGCCAATCCTCATCCTTCTCCACCTTCTCCATGAAAAGGTCAGGAATCCACATGGCTGTGAACAGGTCACGGCAACGCATCTCCTCGTCGCCCTGGTTGAGACGCAGCTCCAGGAAATCCATGACGTCTGCATGCCACGGCTCAAGGTAGATTGCGAAGGAGCCCTTGCGCTTCCCGCCACCCTGATTTACGTACCGGGCGGTATTGTTGAAGACGCGGAGCATCGGCACGATGCCGTCGGCGACGCCGTTCGTGCCCTTGATGGGCGTCCCGTTTGCGCGGATGTTCGAGCAGTGGATACCGATGCCGCCCGACCACTTGGAGATGTGAGCACACTCCTTGAGCGTCTCATAGATGCCCTCGATGCTGTCATCCTTCATAGCCACCAGGAAACAGGAACTTCCCTGTGCGTTATTCGAGAGGCTGTTAAAAAGTGTAGGAGTTGCGTGTGTGAAATACTTTTGGGACATCATGTCGTACGTCTCCCGGGTACGTTTCGCATCCCCGCCATGTATCCAGAGGGCGACGCGCATGAAAAGGTACTGGGGAGTCTCACCCTCGTTCAAGTATCCTTTCTGAAGCGTCTTGATTCCAAAGTATCCAAAGAGGTAATCGCGCTTATGGTCGATCCATATGTCCATTTCAGGTGTGATTAATGAGAACCCATCATCGGAAACCACGCCCTTAATTTGTAAAGCAGCCATGGCATCGCTAAAAGTCTTGGGGCAATTCTTTTGAAGGTTCGAGACGGTTACGCGCATGGCCAGCGTCTCATAGTCCGGGTGCTCAGTGATCATGGCAACCGCCACCTCGGCCGTCAGGTTGTCGATTTCTGAAGTGGAAATACCGTCATACATGCTCGTGAAAACCTTCTGGGCCACCTTGTCTGGCTGGACGTTCAGGGGCTCAAACTCTGGAGCCTGATTCAGCTTTGAAATTCGTTTGGTAACCTTGTCAAAGAGCATCTCTTGTGCATCCCCGTTTCTCTTCACAACCTTCATTGTGTAATAAGCGTCGGCTTTTTTTATCCCTGCATACATCAAATGAGCACCCGTCTGCTTCCAACGCCTCTCACGGACGCCTTTTTTTCCGATTTCAATCGTGAGCAGATTCACAACGCCATCATCCAGTCCGTCCAGGCCAAGACTGGTTTGCAAATCGAGCGTCAGAATGACGCCGACCTGCAGGCGCTCATGAAGCGCGTGTACACGAACATGGCCCGTGACCCCTACAATGACGTGCGTGGCCAGGTGGGCGCCATGAACACACAAGTCGCCAAGGAGGCGACGGCTACCGTCTCGACGGGAGTCCTTCAGCAGCTCGTGTACCTGCGTGACATCTCCTCAAACCCAGTACCCCTCGCCACACCAGTCAGCACGAGCACATACGGAAATAAAATGCCGTACAACAGCAAGATTGCATTCTAATGCGCGCCCTAGACGACATCCTGATCGGCTTTTTCATTTTCTTCACCATCGACCGCGCGATCCGCCTCTTCAGTATGAGTATCGTCGAGCCATGGGCCCGGACCAAGACGGGCGATGAACACAAGGTTGAAAACTGGAAGACGGGAACCGAGTTGGCTATGCTCTTGGTGGCTCTTCTGTTAGTTTTCAAAATGCGGCGCTTCATCAGCAAAGCTTAGAGAAGTAGCGTGTTATATTCATAATGAATAGGTTTCGTGATGAGACTGCCGAGATGTGCAAAGTGAAGGGGTGGGACAAAGCCCCAGTAAGCATCGTGTGGATGCTTCTGAACGAAGAGATGGGAGAACTGGCCTCCAGTATCCGCCAGAACCAGCGGATTTATCGGAAGACGGGACTCAAGAAGGATCGGGGAACTGACGTCATGATGGAGATGGGTGACGTGTTCAGTTATCTTTTCCAGTTGGCCCATATGCTGAACGTTGACATGGACACGATGTGGGAGCTCCACCGACAGAAGGTCCAGACGAAGGTTTATGCGACAGGAGCTAAAAATAATGTAAGCGTATGTTAAGATGGCTACGGCCGCTATGGCATGTGATGACCTGAGCATCAATCGCTTCAACCCATACACGTGGTCCGGAACCTTCGGGGTGTATTCCGACGGGTTCCCGAGCACGATTCCCAATGACGGATCGTACACTACTGAGATTAGCGAGGAACCAACCATCTACACTGATTCTCTTTCTGGTACCTCCGACCCAATCATGAATCTGTCAGGCTCCATGTACTTAAAGACCACGGAGACCAGCCCCGCGCCTTTCCGCATGTTCCCAGTGCGCAAAACCGAATTCTCAGACGGTACTGTGACGTGGATGCGCCCAGGACAGCCATGGAGCTGGATGGGAGGTAACCGTGCCAAAGATGATACATGGACGGCGGGGGTTGCAAAGGGTCAGGACCTGCTCATCTGGCTCGTGTTTATTGCACTAGTCATTTACCTGTTTTCTCGCATCAAAAAGTAGCAACCTTGGGCGCAACCACCTTGACTAATTTCTTTGATAAATTCTCCTTTTCAATTTTAGACCGTTCATCCAGCTTGGGGCAACTATGCACCTCGAGCTGAATGCATTTGGCGCAAAAGTTCCCCGCGCACTCACGGCACTTGAGTAACCGGTTCTTGTGACGGCAGGATAATTTTGGTCCGAAAATATCCTGAAAAGCCTCCTCAGGCGTCACCATCTTCTACTATTTCACATACAAATTCATTCTTAAAGTGAGTCGGTGGTTCGTCCACCAGCTCACATAGGCCATGTGCCCGTCCTTTGACTATACGGTCCCATGCCGCCTTCATAGCAGGGAGGTTCTTGGCGAACCATTCGCGGTCACGCTTCACGCGAACAACCACAAACTCGGGCTCGGCGCCTTCGGTCTTGGCTGGGCGGTACTGCACAAAATCACACTCCTCAAGATCCGTAATCTCGAGCTGAAGTTGCACTTGGGGTAAATAGTGCTTGGGCACCTTTGCCTCGATTTTGCGCGTCAATGGGCACTTTATCTCGATCAGGAGCCCATCTTCTGTGACCCCATCTGGCGACGCCCCGAGCCACGGGTACAGCCGATGTTGAACGAGGCCAATCTCATGAGACTTGCGTCCAGTTTTCTGGTCATAAAGATCACGGACCAGGGGCTCGAGTGCGGTGCCGTGAGCAGTCGCGGCGTTTCCGCCCCATTTGAGGCTCAGAACCTTCTTTTTCACAAAAGCATCCGGAGATTCATAGCGACTCTCGCCGATTGCACTTGCGACGTCACTTGCGGTAATCATTTGCTCACGGAGCGCTAACCATTCATCAGATCTTTGTTCGGCATATTCAGCCGCAAGGAGCTTCGCCGCCACGTCCCTCACGTTTTGGGGGTCCTCCATTCTTACTCTTAAATCGAGGATCCGTCTTAAGTACAATTTCTGCGGCATTTTGTTCCCCCTGTTTCTTTGTAAGTGCGAAACCCGCCCCGCATTCCATGCCGTCAACTATGACCGTGATGAAGAATTGCCCATTTGCCTGCCCATCTACACGATACTCGGGCAAAGGGTACTTGAGGGCCTGGCACCAACGCATGAGCTGGTCTTTGTAGTTGTCGTCGACCAGGGACGTCTCCACCTTTGTGAACGATTCCAGAACAAATTGCTTAGCGTGAACCATACCCAGGTCAAGATATATGGCGCCCACGAGCGCCTCGAAGACGTCCTCCATGATGTGCTCATTGGTGTTCCAGCCGTTGCGCTCCCCCTTCTCGTCCATGAGAATCAATTTTTCAAGACCTAGAATCTTTGAAATTTCACACAACGTCTTGCCTCGGACCATCTTCGTCCGCGCCTTGGTCAAGAACCCCTCTTGGTGCTTTTCATACTGGTCAAATAGATGTTTGGTAATTATAAATCCTAATACAGAATCTCCCATAAATTCAAGAGTTTCGTACGAACCAGTCAGACCGGAATAACGCTTCAATGCACTTTTATGAGTAAAGGCGCGGCGGTACATTGCGATATCTTTGATTTTGGTCCCAACTAGAGCGTTCAGGTTTTCACGTGAAAGCTCTGGTGGGGAGTCCCCCATGTTGTTTGTATTACATTACACTCATACTTTTAAGCCCCTCACGCGATCAGGCAACCTAAGAAGCTGGCGCCTTTGCAACCTTCGGGCGAACCTTCTTCTCCTTTGGGGGAGCGACTTCGTCTGAAGTCGCTCCCGGCTCGGCCACCGCCTTCTTCGCACGAGGCTTCTTCTCCGTCTCCTCCTTGATGTAGTGGGGGTTGATGAACTTCTGGATGTTCAGGAAGGTCACCTGGGTATCCGCCGGTGGCTGCAGTAGGTCCTGCAGGGTCGCATCCAGCGTGATGTTCTGACCCGCCTTCAGGCCCTTCTCGGTCACGTAGGTGTTGATACGGGCAGTAACCTGAGACCGAGAGATCTTCTCATCGGCCGCCAGACTCAGGAAGGTGCGCAGCTTGTCCGTCACGTTCAGGGGCTTGTTGAATCCGTTGTTCTGGGAACGGGCGGCCTGCTTCTCGCCGGTAGGATCCTCAAAGTGCTGACGAATCTTGCGCACATCCTTGCGCAGAGCCTTCAGCTCCTTGGCAAGCAGCTCGAGGGTGACTGGGGTAGTGGTGGCCATTTCTACTCTACACACGGGGGTCGCCTTTAAGCCAGGGATGCGATGGCCAAAAATACGATAACCAACATCAAAAGCGGGATTATCATTCGCTCCCATACTGTCTGGTATCGTGTATCAGGTTCGAAATATTCCGTCTCCTCTGTGTTCCTGGTGGGCTCGTCACTCGTCATCAGGTTGACTCCAAACCCAGGCGGGAGTGCCGTTCCAGTTGACGCACGAAATTCATTTTGAAATTGAAGAATGTCAGGCAGGTCTGTGTTGGTGTTGCATTTTGGTACACAGCACCCTGCGTCACAGGGAGACACCAGGCCGTTTTGACGGTTTATATATGCGCACACCTGTGACCCAGGGTCGATGGGGTTGGACAGGCACTGACACCCCTTCGTAATCAGGTCTGAAGAGCACGTACTCATCTAGTGTTAAAGAAGAAATTAGTTTATGGTATAATGGAGTACGCAACGCCCCAGAAGCTTCCAGACGGCCGTTACTTTCTGAAGATCGCGGGTGCCCGTCATCAGGTGAACGCTCTGATCCTCCAGGACTCCCTCGCCGCCAAGTCTGTAAATTTTAAGACCGATTCTAATCTTTTCTCGGTCATTGATGAGCAGATCTTGGCTCAGGCCAAGTTGTCCAAGCAGGAGTGGTTCGGCAAGGAGCTGAGCGACGAGACAATCCAGAACGCGTGGCAAGAGAGCGTGACTGACGGTGTGCTCGGCGCATCCCTTGCCACTGTGAAGGGTCAGGTGGCGACCCTCGCGTTCGACACTCGCAAGAACCCAGTCGAGCTCCAGGATATCCAGCCCGAGACGGTGTGTGATGTGGTGCTCGAGCTGTCTGGTCTATGGTTCCTGAAAAAGTCGTTTGGTCCAATCTGGCGTATTCTCCAGGTGCGCGTCCGGGCGCCACCCAAGACGCCCGAGCTCCCCAAGGAGTATCTTTTCTCGGACGAGCCGGTCGAGCAGGAGGACGAGGACCCGTCCGACTATCTGGACTGAGTCCCAGTTCCACAGGAACTGTCCTTTCGACCCTCCCCACTCAAGTCCTCCAGACTTGACCTTCTTCCTCCAGCCCAAAAAAATTATCGGTAACTATTAATAATATGGATCGCAAGGGACTGGCAATTATGCTCCTGGCCGCAGTCATTCTTTTCCTCCTGTTCGCCCCCAAGTCCAGCGGCTTCAATGCCCCCGCACCTACAATGGGTTTCAACCTGGGTAACACCCCCACTAGCTCCACTGGCCCCGCTTACCAGCGTGACCTGACCGGTGCCGCCGTGGAATCCACCGCATATGACGGTGACATGTCCTCGGCTAGCCTGATCCCCCGTGAGGTGGTTCAGACCGAGGACTTTGGCCAGTTCAGCCCAGACAAGATTCTGAGCGGCCAGAACTACCTGGACCCACGCAGCCAGATTGGCTACCCAGAGACGGTCGGCGGCGTTCTGCGCAACGCCAACCAGCAGTTCCGTTCCGAGCCAATCAACCCCCGCACCCCAGTCAGCATCTTCAACCTCAGCACGATTCCCCCCGACACCATGCGCCCAATGTTTGAGATTAGCCCAGAGTACCAGTAAAAGAGCAAAGCCGAAGGCTTTGTGATGATAAGTTGCGTCAAGCTACGCACAAATAACTACCGTGTAGTTACTAAATATGGACTTTAAAGCAGCCATGACTGAGTGGGTCGCCCTTAAGGCCCAGTTGGCCGCAGCTCGCAAAGATCTCAGCGTCCTCAACGGACGCGAGAAGGATCTTCGCCAGTTTGTGACGAAGCATATGAAGGAAAATGAGATTGACACTGTAAAGGTCCAGGACAAGGTGAAGGTTAATTTCAAAACAAAAACGACCAAGGGATCCCTGACGAAGGATGTCATAAAGAAGGGTCTTGGATCTTATTTCGGTGGAAATGAGGTTCAGGTGGAGGGTGCGTTCCAGGCCATTCTGGATGCTGCACCTACAAAGGAGACGGATGGCGTCATGGTGACGGGTCTGAAGGCTCTCCTCGAGGCTTAGAGCCTTGAGCCATTTATAATTCAAGAACAAAAATGGGTATCAACGACGAGTACTCGCGTGACGCGTACAATTATGACGGCAACGCATACGATTCTGACGGGTCGGACGATGTTGACCTAGATCTCCATCCAGAAGACTGGCAGGACATGTACTCCCAGGAACTCCTAGATGGTTGGATGAAGATTCGTGAATATGCCGAGTCGCGTTACATGACCATCCGTGCCACGTACCCTAAGTTTGTCGAGCTCGTTCTCGATTCAGGCCGATGGCACCAGGAGCGTGAGTCTTCGGTGTCGCATCTCGAGATGTGGAGCCTCATCAGCAACCTCCCGATCATTTCAGACCGTATCCAGGCGGAGAACTTTTACGCCTGGGCGGAAAAATATATTGGTTATTTCTAAAGATGTTTGACGTTACCGGCCCCAAGGTTCTCATTCCGGCCATCCTGTTCGCCGTCCTGAGCCCGGGTATGCTCCTGGCACTGCCACAGGGCGCTGGTCTGCTCGTCCAGGCCGTGGTTCACGCCCTGGTCCTGTCCCTGGTCTACTGGGCGATTGCCACGTTCGTGCTGAAGATCAGCCTGACCATGGCCGACCTGTTCGTTCCAGCGATGCTGTTCGTTCTGCTGACCCCAGGTCTGCTGCTGACCATCCCACCCAAGAACGGCGGTCTGCTGATCTCGGGCCAGACCTCGCCAATGGCTGTGGGTGCGCACACCCTGGTGTTCGCTCTGCTGTTCGCTTTCCTGCGCGGTCAGTACCCCCAGTATTATTAAATTAAAATTATAGAATGGTCCGTTGTCTATCCATCGGTCCAGGAGCCATGGGCTTCTTCCTTTATTTAGGAGTTCTATCGAAACTAAAACAAGAAGGACGGCTTGACAACCTTGAGGAAATCTCAGGGGCGTCAGCCGGCGGCCTTTTAGGCTTCCTGTTTCTCGCGACGAAAGGGGACCTCCCCAAGGTTCTCGACTTTGCGCTCGACGTACCCGTGAAACAGATTATGAAACCAAATTTGAAAAACTTCATGAAGAATTATGGACTCGTATCTCCTAACAAAATTCGAAAGATCCTGTCAGACGCTTGTACAAAATTCATGGGAAAACCTGACGTCACATTCGAGGAGTTGTATGCGTGGCATCCCATCAAGTTCCACGTGTCCGCTTACTGTGTGGACTTGATGAAGACCGATTATTTTTCTGTTAATTCCACTCCAAAATTGAGCGTCCTTGACGCCGTCAGTGCGACCATCGCAATTCCTTTTCTATTTTCAACTGTAAAAATCGGGGAGTGGACATACATCGACGGTGGTGCGGCAGAGTCCACACCCTCTGGTCCATTTTTGGGGAGGAACAATGACGTTCTCGCCATGAAACTCGCCTGGTCACGTCCCGCGCCCGTCACTGACCTCAAGTCCTATTCCCTCGGGATTCTCTATTCTACTATGAAATTGAGAGCCGTGTACGAGCTCCCTACCCTTGACCTGGACTTGGGCGACTCTGACGTGTTCGACTTTGGTGCGTCAAATGACGGGAAGCTCAGGATGTTCATGAAGGGTCACGCCACTAATTTTTCTTCATAAAGAGTAAATGAAGTCTGACCTGCGTTCCAGCCACGTTCGTCGCGTTACCCGCCGCGTTATTCGCGTTACCCGTCAAGACGGCACCCGGTACTCTTATGTCCGCAAGGCGGCCCTGAGCCGCGTGTCGGCCGTTCCCTCCAAGGATGTTGGTGCCGCGGGTATGAGCACAAAGGTTATCGGTAAGCTCAAGAATGGTATGCTCACCAAGTACGGGTACCACCCAGTCGAGGCGAAGACCAACCGCCACAAGGCGCTCAGCAAGGGCATCAGCAAGGGTGAGAAGCCCCTGGCAGTCATGCGCCGTCTGGTCGCCATCAGCACCCTGACCAAGCGGACCCTGCCCCGCGCGTCCCGCATCTACAAGCAGGATGCTATGTGGATCCGCAGCAAGTATGCAAAGTCTTTCGGGCGTAAATAAATATGAGTGTAAATGTTAATGGCAGATCAACGAGGTCTAGATCGTGCACTTGCTCGTATATTTCCAATTATAAATGAACATCAGGCTCAAAATCTAATAGCACAGGGCGGGGTTCGGGGCAACGCTAGAGCGTTTGGTAATTATAATTATAATTTGATAACCATGCCTCGGATAGCGGGGCCATGGCGGGGTGAGGTGTTTAGAGTTCCAAGAAGACAGCCGCCGCCGCCCCGGTCATTACTCAACCATCAATTGAACAACATATGGGCCAGACTTCCTCGTACGCCGATGGCCTCCCCCCCATTACAAAGACGTGCGGGTGTGCGCGGAGGGAGTCCTCAACGGGCAACAATGACTACTAATAGTAATAATAACGGCAATGTCACATCAAGACGGCGTCAGGCTCCATTGGAAGGGACTAATTCTAGTAAACCCCCTCCCCCTCCTCCCCCGCCAGTAAAGATAGCAGTGGCGTTAAGTCCAATGCAAGAAAAGAGAATTCAGAGAAATGTAGCACAAAAAGTAAAACAAATGACGCCGCAGATCCAATACACACCAGCCAACGCAGAAGCCTCGGACAAGATGATGAATAATTATCGGCAGGAACTTGCGAGCCTACAGGCCAAAGCTGATCGCAATCGGGATGAAAAAAATCGCGAAGCACTGGAAAAGCTATTTAGTAGAGCGGTGCGCGTGGTTAGTGCAACGCGGCGAGCCGGTCTCGGTTTGGCGCGAGGTATTGGGGGGGCTGGTCTCGGTTTGGTGCGAGGTATTGGGGGGGCT